TTGCGTGAGCCACTGAGACAGATTTTGGTCGCCCACGCCCTGCGACATCATCCCCGTGACCGGGGTGGCGTCGGGATACATGCGCTCATACTCAGCCTTGGGGATGTCTTCCGTAATAAAGCACCACCCGGCGTCTTGGCCGCAGGGGTCTTGGATCATCGGGTCCATGTAGACCGAGAACGAGCTACGGACGCGGCCAATACGAATGTCCTGATCGAAGGAGTCTTCCTTCGTATATTCCGTAAGAATACGGATATAGCCCTCGCCGTAAGTGACCTGGTTGTCGCAGGCGGTGTCATAGGCCACGTCGGCGTCGGACATATACTCAATGTGCCGCACGATGCCGTCGAAGATTTCCGCCACGCGGGGGTCGGCCTGCTCGTCGGCGGGGATGACACGGGCCGTCGGGCGGTTCTGGCGCTGCTCGTTGGTGACGAGCCGCACATGCTGGGGGAGCTTGTTGATCGTCAGGCACGGCCGCGCGTTGATCGTCTGCCCCTGCACCGCGCCGCGGGTCGCCAGCACGTCAGCCGGCCACTGCCAGGCATTGTCGGGCGAACCGGCCATAAACCGAAGATCGTCTAGTTCGTCCTCGCGGCTGTCACTATAAGCCGTCTGCGCCACCGTGAAGCGATGGCGCATGGTGGCCAGACGGTCATCGTCCGGGTTGTCAGATACTTTGCCGGCGGCGGTTACGTCATTTGCCACAAGATTTGCCCATCTTCTTGCCATTGCCCTTGGCGGCGGCGCTGCGCTTGACGCTGTAGGCAATTGCGGCCGCTTGAGACGGTTTTTTTCCGCTCTTTACTTCAGTAGCCACGTTCTTGCGAAAGGCGTTCTTGCTGGATGACTTGACGAGGGGCATTACTTCTTCCTTGTCTTGGCGGACTGCTTGAAGGCGTCGGCCGTCGGAGCGCCCTTGGCCCCCGGCTTGCGCATCTTTTCGCCCGACCCGGCCTTGATGCGGGCCTTCTTGGCGTGGATGTTGGCGTAAAGGCCCGGCTTACTTGCCACAGTTCCATCTCCGCATGGATGCTTTAGCGCGTTCAGGGTTTTTCGACTTAGCCACAACGCCGCCCATGCGGGCGCAAAAGGACTTTTTACGCCCCTTGTCGGCTTCCGTCTTGGGGTTCGGCGCGGGAGCCTTCAGCTTGCTGCCCGTCGCAGCATTGTATTTCTGGCGTCCCTTGGCGGTCAGGCCAGCGCCCTGCTTCGTCGGCAGCTTCTCGCCGCGCCCTACGGATAGAGAGACAGATTTTGCCATCAGTATCTATAGCCTTTAGGCGTTGTTGGGGTGTAATCGGACGACGGCGTCGACATAGCCGACGCGCGGCCGTCTTTTTCGCCCATGCCAAACACGTCACGTAACGCTCCCTGCAAAACGCGCAGCCGATACTCGTTGACAGGATCGCCCGGCTTTTCCGCGACAGCCTGCCGTAGTCGCATGATTTCGCCCATCATAGTCTGCGGGTCCGACATAAACTCTTCCATATACGGCGCGTTGCGCGTATAGGCCCGCACGGCGGCGGGGTTAGCCTGCGGCGTAACATCTGCATCTGGAGCACCCAAATACAACTGGAGAGGCGAACGCCCCATAGCACCGTTATCTAAAGGCCCTAAATAAAAAGGTCTTGTAATCCCTAACTGCTCACTAGAATTGCGGTATATGTCGCCAAATATACCTGACGTAGGTTGATCGTATTTAGTGGTTTTGGGGGTTTCGCCAGCCATTATGACGCCATCCATCCAGAAGAATTTGCCCCGCCACCATAACTTAGTCGCGGTCGCCTGTCCATCGGGCGCGCTTCGCGGTGGGCCACGGGGTATGCGAACGTGACGGCGATAGCGTCGGCGGCGTCAGGTGAGGCCAGCCCGCGTGCCTTCATGTCCTTCTTGCTCTCCAGGAAGATCGTCCCCTTGCTGTCCGGCTTCATCATCGGCCCGGTCAGGTCCGACTTCAGAAACCGGTCGTTGGGGATGCTTGCCGTCTTCAGCCACTCGCGCATGGCGTGCCACATCTCGGCCCGTTTGTTCCCGAACATGATGGGCTTGGCTGACTTCTGTCCGAAGTTAACCCCCCTGATCTTGTAACGCTGCTCCTTGAGCCGGTCGACGACGCCCGCCCCCAGCCCGCCCTCGTCCACCACCACCAGCGTCGGCTTGAACTCCTCGATCACGTCGATGACCCGCCCGACCACCTCCATGGTGTCGTCGCCGCGGTAGCGCCGGATGCCGATGATGTCTCTGCCTTGCCTGATAGCGATGACGGTCGCGTCCGCCCCGAACCGCGCAGGGTCCACGCCCACCACTATCGGCGCGCTCTGGTCCTGCGATGGTGGCCGTGACTGCGCGTCCATGACCAGCGATGACGGTATGAACTGGTCATCCGATGCGTTCGGGAACGCCCCGTAGACCTCCACATGCGCCTGTGCGGAGTCGGGTCCGTATTCGTCGATGATCTGCTGATAAACGGCCTTGTCAGTTCCCTCCACGCCTCTAGCGTCAACAACCTTGTTTCGCCAGAAGTCGCGCTTGCTGTTGAAGCACTCGTAGAAATATCCTGAGTTTCGGCGGGGGTTGCTAAAAGCAAGCCAGAAACGATTAGGAGTATTCTCCGTGAAGAAACCGCTGGCCACCGCCCATATACTGTCATCTATGCCACTCGCCTCATCGAACACCAGCATGACGCCCGCGAAGTTGTGCACGCCCGCGTAACTGTCCGGGTTCTCTGCTGACCACAGCCGCCCCTCGACGCCCCAGTAGCGCGTGCCCAGTTTCAGGTCGCGCTCGACCAGTTCTGCGATCCACTTGGCCGGCAGCACCCGCGTTGCGCTCACCTCGAACCAGTGGGTGTTGAGGGACATGGACAGCCATTTGGTGATCTCGGCCCACGTCACCGAGCGAAGCTGCGCCTCACTGTTGGCGCTAACGATGGTCGTGGACCCGATCCGCGTCGTCAGCATCCATATGACCAGCCAGCTAACGAGGGCCGACTTGCCGATGCCGCGGCCAGAACTAGTGGCCATGCGGAACGTCTCAAAGTCCACCCGGCCGTTGTTAGCTTTGATATGGTCCCGCAGGTCTTGCAGCACCTCCAACTGCCAGCGCCTAGGCCCAGTAAAGTGCTCTAATGGTGTTCCGGCTTTTCCCCACGGAAAAGCGGCCCGAACAAACGCAACCGGGTCTTCTTTGATCTGTTTAGACCAAAGTGTCGCCATAAGTCGTTGTTCTTCTTCAGCACTGTAAATCGGAACTTGCATTGTCGCCCCTGTAAGGATGAAGTTTAATCTCCGCGTTCTTACGAACAATAATAGCTTCTTCTAGTGAGTCATAAAGACCTAAGCTATTTTGTTTGCCGTTAACCATTATCCGCACATGCCATTTTAAAAACTGCGTGTGCCATCTGACGCCGCGTACCCCGGACTTAGAATTACAATAAGTCTTTTTATTTTGGGCATTTTGCGCGTCGTCAACTTCGCGCAAGTTAACTATTCTGTTATCAGATGTATTGCGGTTTATGTGGTCTATATGTTTGACCGGAAACCGACCATACACATATAGCCATGCCAGCCGATGCGCTTTATATCTGATTGTATTTATTCGTATGCGAGTATAGCCTCGGCCGTCATCGCCGCCGGCTATGTTACCGGCGCGGACCCCGCGCCCCCTATCAACGAGCCAAGTAAAAACGCCCGTGTCTGGGTCATAGTTCAGTAGACTTTTCAGGGTGTCTTGCGTAAGTTGGCTCATAGCCGCCGTCCTCATTACGGTTGGTCAGGAGGCCGTCAGACGTTCCAGCGTCGGCGGCCTCTGCTTTATCTAGCACATGCCCTTCGATTACGCGAGCTTGCGCTTCCTCTAAGGCGGCAAGAATACTGATCTTTTGCTCGACTTGCACCTGAACCGACTGCGGCGCGGTCCACTTGTGCACATGCTTGAGGATGTCCAGCGCCGCTTTGGTGTCGCCCGCCAGCGCCGCTGTTCGCAGCACGTCCGCCATCTCGGCCTCGGACTCAGCGCGGCCTTTATGCTCAGCATACTCCGCTATCGGGTCCAGTTGCGTCAGATGCCGGTATTCCGTTGGCGTCAGCCCTGCGGCGTAGGCTAATGCGTCGCCCTTCAGCCCCTTCCGCGCGGCTTCGTAAATGCGCTCCAACACCGCCTCAGTCGCGGTGATTTTGCGCGGTTCATATGGAAGGCTCTCAAACGTCATAAGACCTTTTATCACAAAAAATAAGAATTAAAAAAGTTCGCATAAAAAATAAAAAAGTTTGCGTGATGGCTGCGTATTTCTTAACGGAGAGCCCAAGGCCCTGTCCCCCCGCCTCGCGCTTCCTGCCGACGCCTGTCAGCGCAATGCGACGTAACGTTATAACATTGCATGTGCCGATTGGCGGCGCGACATTCTCCCGACATCGCGCCGCCCGGCGTCGCCCGTTCTCTTCGAGCTCTGCCAGTGTAAGCGCCACTCGCCTGGCGCGCAACCATGCCCAAAGAGAACAATGGGCGAACATCATGCCGAATCGCATATGTCAGCGCGGCGCTCTAAAACCGGGCGCTTGTGCAATGGCCATGCTCATGGCTGATAGGCGGTTAGGCGGTTAGGCAAGTCGTCTGACCATTGCCCCACAGAAAAACTGTAATTTTACCATTTACTGCATTATTACACTAATCTTCTGTCAAACCTATAAATGATAACAGCCTAACAGCATATAATATTGTATTTAGGATATTTCGGCCGTCTATCCAATCACCTAACCGGCGCATATAAGTCCGGCGCAAACCGCCTAACCGCCAAAAAATTACGGTAAATCTATTGTTAAGCCAAGCTGTAATTTTTCCGAAAATTACAGCTTGGCAGTAAAAATTACGGCTTAACCGTTGCTTCAACATAAACTCGCGCCCGATTCGTGACGCGGACGCACCATTCACCACAGTTAAAGAACGTGACACTCTTAGGCGTTCTTTGCTCCACTTTTATGCTATTCGGCACGAACTGCCCAAGCGCCGACTTAACGTTAGTCATTTGACTCCAGGTAAGATAACCCGACTCGAACAAGGCATAGAGCATGGCCGCAAGATGGTCGTGCGTGGGAACAGGTTTATCAAGTATCGTCTTAAGCTGTGCCATTTGTCATGCCTCCATGTTGATACCTGAAAAATTACACCAGAAAGAAATTTTACGCAACACTGCATTTTTTCTGTTGACATGCCAACCGCTCTGCCGTAACTTATCAACATAACGAAGGAGACAGACTAATGAACGCATACACAATCTTAGAGCTAATCGTCGCCGCAATGCTCGCGGTCGTCGTCTTTATCCAAATCATCCCGGCGCTCATCTAACCAAGCACGCCGCGCGGGTCAGGCGCGGCGTGCAATCGTAACATATCAACATAGGAAAGAAGACAATGTGGGAAGGCTATAAACGCACGAAAAAAGAACGCGCAGCGGTGGACGCTGCATGGTTCAAGGTCTGTGCGCTCACGGGCCACGACTACCGGAGCGAGCGTTTTATGAAGGACGAAGCGCGCGGCTATGGCAACAGGAACGACCGCATAGGCGAGCAAGGCGCTAAAGCGCTTTGCGTCAAGTGGTATCTAAACGGCACGCAAAAACCGGAAGCCCTGCTGGCGGATTATTATTTCATCCGCCCCGCCGCGATATGGTTTACCGGTTACGGCGCGTCAAAGGCCGCAGCGCTGTCAATAGAAGACGAAGCGCTTCTAACCGCCGCCGTTGAAGCGCACGACGCGGCGTTTAAACGCATGATAGATAGCGACCGCTAAAGAAAGGCTGAGACAATGAACATCAAAGAATGGTGCGAAGCTAAATGGCAATCCAAGGGCGTGATCCATGCCGCCAATGGTAACGTATTCACAATGTCGGAAGACGGCCGCCCGCAAGTCCGCGCCGGACATACGTGGCAATATACGTCCAAGGAAACCAAGCGCCGCCAAAAAGGCTTGGCCATGTATAACCCCAAGCTAAAGGATATTATTCTCGCGGAAGCAACGCGGGAAATGCGACCTATGAAGGTTCCTGCAAAATCACGGAAAGAGGACGATAAAATTCGACCCATGCCGCACTACACTTGGCCCAAGGCCACCAAAGAGCCCGAACCCGTCAAGACGCGCCGCAAACGGGTTAGCCGCGCGCAAGCCGAACAAGCGGCGGCCATCTTGGCCAAAGTGCCGGAGAACGAGCTGACGGCCTTCCTAAGCCGCTTTGGCCTATCCGTGACCACATGCGCAGCGCTCGCGTCCATCGGGGACGTTGAGGCTATGGCGCGCGAATTTTTGAGGGCGACGCTATGAGCAACTATATCATCTATGAGCTAGACGAATTCCAACCCTGGCCCGGCCAATCCTGCTACATCTACGGGACGGCTATGCTCACGTATAAATGGGAAAAGCCCGACCCTAGCATAGGCTGGCGCGGCGGCCCGACTGACATTCGGCTACAAAGCCTCGTGATTAGCGGCGATGGTGAGTCAATGATTGTGCCGCGCGGATCGCACTTGTTCGACGCCGCTGCGGCTACTCTTGAAGCGAGCGATTATGTCGCGGCGCAATGCGTAAAGGACCACGAAAATGGAGCTTGATTGGCAACAAATCGAAACCATTCTGGAAACCCTAAACAGTCTCCCCGAGCGCACCGTAACGCAAGAGCGCCTGCGGGCGGAATTGCAAGAAGCGCACGACAACGCGGCTGAAGAATACTGGAGTTCAATATGGGCAGGATGAAAGACTATTTTGAGTTTTCTCAGCTTTTGCATTGGCTATCGGAAGAAGCCCTGCAAATCATGTTGGAAACGGAAGCGGACACTTTCCGCGCGTCCATCATAACAAACGAAATCGAGGCCCGGCATGTTAAGCCCGCATCAACAGCAGCAGACCCTGGAAATGCACGAATTGATTCGGGAAGTCGCGGCCAAGCATAACGTCTCCACTGAGTATCTGATCGGTCACACGCGGCGCACGGGCGTCGCATGGGCCCGGTTTGAGATCATGTGGCGAGCGCGCCTAGAGCTAGGCATGTCCTACAAGCTAATCGGCCGCGTCTTAGGCGGGCGCGACCACACGACCGTCATGTATGGGGTGAGACGCTATGAAGAATTCAGAAACAATGGCAATCTTGATTGCCGTCCTTATTGAGATTTTCTTGGGGGTGAAGTGATGCACTGGGAAACGCAATTCGAGGAATATGGGGCCGTCGTGCCGGACTGGCCACGGGACAAGCCCTGCTATGAGGTCAATCCGCCTCTGTGGGCATTCTGGCGGAAGATAGAGCCTGGCACAACGGAACACCCCATCTTGACAGAACAGGAAATAGTTCGGCGCTTGGATATGCTCTATTTCGGCGACGGAACTTGCAACACCGGCTGAACGCTGTTAAAAGACTTGTGACGCCTTGCGGTGTCACTTTCCTCCCCCGACTTGAGGCCCCGCGCGAGCGGGGTTTTCTTTTATGACGCAGGCCGAGTTCGAACGGCGCCTGAAGGCGCTTCAGCAAGAGGTAACGGAAGCTTACCTGAAGGGTTACAGCGAGGCGCGCGACCGCGCCCAGTGGAACCTCAACGCCGCCTACGCCGAGAACGAACGGCTGAGACTCGCACTGGAATCGGCGTTGGTTGACATAGCCAAATTAACAGCGCCTCAAGAAAAAATCTGACCATGGCCCAGGCCCTCTATCAAGCGTCCGGCCTGCGCATGATTATTTCCGTTTGGAGCGGATATAGGTGAGATAGTCGAGCAGTTCAGTCTCTTCTTCGGCACTGAGATTGTCGATCGAGAAGGTCGCGGCTCTACCGTGCTTTTCACCGTCGACACGGCTCGACGCGGGCACGATGTACCCCGCGCGCTCCATCAGCGTTTCGTAGGCGACGCCCAAGGCGGTCGATAGCGCGTACAGCACATGCGGCGACGGTTTCGTAACCTTGCCGCTCTCCAACTGGCTCAGATACGCGTTCGAGATCTCCTTACCCGTGGCTTCTTCAACCTCGCGCAGCGACATCCGCATGTCCTGGCGGGCCTTCTTCAGAAACGGTCCGAGTGAAGGGTTGGCATGCGTCTCCATGGGTTTGTCATCGGGCATCGATGCTCCTCTGATTGTGCCTGCCGGACGCAGAGTCCGACCGAATAGTTATGGGCCGATCTTGGGCCTCTTGGTGGGCCCTGCAAAGCCGTTCCACCGTCTCCGGCGGACATTCATCGTCTCCCGGCGTCGAAGCCCAGTCAAGGTATTCGTTGGCGGCCTCAGTCAATTCGACCAGAACCGGCATGACGATAGAGTAAAGATCAACCCTTGATTCCGACGACATTTGGCGCGTCCCTTCCTTCGCCCGTGATCCGCGCAAGCTCGCGCCTTACATCCGAACGGGTCCAGTCGCGCAGGGCCGGGCGCACGAAGCAGTGCTTTTTGGACTTATAGTCGGACGAATAGCAGAGCCCCTTATCAATCCATCCGGCCTCTTTCAGGGCATGGAACAGCGCCGGCTGAACAACCTTAACGGAACCGTTGGTGGCGTCGGTCATGTCCTTGACGATCTTGTGCCAGGGGCCGGCGATAATATCGACGTTGAACGGCGCATGGCCGGCCTCGATCTCATGAAAGATGTAACCCTCGGCGTTGCTCATGCCAACATAGATAAGCTTCTGCTTGTAATCGGTCATGGGAGGCATGGCCTGGGGGCCGAACTTGGACACGTCGCGGGCGCGCAGCCAGCCCGCCACGGCCTCGAACCCGCCGGCCTTATACCAACGCCAGAGCGCGTCGGCGGCGGCGTGGGTCATCTTGGGGGCCTCGGACCAGACGCAGAACCAGCGCCGATCATCCGAGTCGAGCGTGATCGGCATGTCTTCGTTCGTAAACGCCAGCATGAAAATGCGATTGACCATATCGTAGGGGTGAAGCCCCTTGCGGTTGATGGACAGCATCTCGGGGGGCGCGGCAATGATCGGCTTGAGCCGATTCGCTAGGGTGCGCCGGTCGCGCGCGTCAGGCTCCTTCAGTTCGTTCAAGACGACAATCTCGGCCTCTAACTGGTAGCCCCATTGGCTCGTGAGGCTGTCATTGTCGATCAAGCCCTTGTTCTTCTCATGTGGCCCGCAGACGGACCAGATGAAGGGAGCCCACATCGTATCCTTGCCGCACCCGCCCTTACCGCCATGCAAGACCGCGTGATTGATCTTGATGCGGGGGTTCTGGACCTTGAACGCCATGACATCGAGAATGTGCGCTAGCTCGGCCGGTTCCGGCACCAGCCGGCGGCAGTGGTCGAGCCACGGCGTCACGTCGCCGCCGCCCGTCACCTGGGGCCGCGCGTCGCGCCAGAGGTTGCCATAGACTAGGCCGTCCTTCTGCACCAGCCAATCCTCGCCGGCGGCGTAGGTCAGACCCTTGAGCGCGTAAGCGCCGCGAGCCTCGCGCTGCTCGTCGAACCAGTGTGACGCCTCGACGCGTCGGGCCTTGCCATTCGGCCCCATGGACGTGCATTCGACATGGCGGAACAGGGCGTTGAACGCCTTGCGGCTGATCTCGCTGCACGTCACTTGGTCGAAGTAAGCGTCATCGTCGATGATATAGGCAAAGCGGCCATGCCACTCGGCGCGGCCCTCGCGCCCGGCCTGCTTGGCCTCCGTTTCGGCAATGCGCGCCGCCCCTTCATCAGGAAACGCCGCCGTGGGCGTGAGCTTGTCAAGCCTGCTCGTATAGTCCGCAATCAAGTCATCGCGGAAGCCGGGTTTCACGCGCGGGCCGCCCTGCTCGGCCACCCAATCGCAAAAAAATTTACTGTCGAGATCTTCGCAATGACCATGGTAGCAACAGAACGAACGGTCTAATGGACGATATCTAGCTTCAATCTGTCCATCCGTATGGGCTTCGTGATTCGGGCAGACGACGCCGCACCACCCTTCGGCGTTTACGTTGGACGTAACAAGTCCCTGCTCGTTGAGCCACGCCAGCACCGTGTCATTGCCGGTGTCTTTTACGCGGAATGTAATCCGCTTGGCCGTGCCGATCTCATCGGGCGTGACGCCGAATGCTTCTACCAATTCGGCAAGCGTGTATTCGACGCCAGGGTTAAATTCCACCTCACGGCAAACGAAGGCATCGCGCCCAGGCTTCTGATTTACGGAACCCGGAAGCCGGCAGTTGCGCACGGCGTTGGTCGCGCCCCGGTCGGTGTAGTCCGCCGCGGCTAACGCGCTAACGAGCGCCGCATGCTCCTCGACGGTCGGCTGGTCGCTGTAGGCATACCAATATTGGAAACTGTCCGGGCTCGTTTCGACGATGGCCGTCGGCTTGATCGGCGGCGTCTTTACGACGACCTCGACACCATCGTAAATTTTGGTGGTTCCTATATCGTCGATCATCAGAAATAGGACATGCGTGCAGTTAGCGACGCTGGCCGACGGGCGCTTCAGGTCGAGCCGGTCGAGGATGAATGAACCCGTGTTCAGGAACCAGCTTTCGCCTTCCTTGCGCCGTTGCGACGGCATGTAAGCCGGCCACGTATATTTCGGTTTTCCGTCCGCGTGAAACTTCCCGGTGTTGATCTGTTTAACGATCAGCGCCGTCTCGCCCTTCGGCGCAAGGCCGGTAAAATAGTCAAAGAGTGTCATTTTTCCTCACAGAATATGCCGCAGTCTATCTGCATGTTTTTAAGCGGACGGCCCTTAGCGTCTTCTGGCAATTCATCCAAAAATACGCGCCGCCCTTTGTATCGTACCAGTTTCGCGCCCAACGCTCGCGATTGTGCAGCGCGGTCGGCGTAAACATCAGGAAACTCTTTACGCACTAAAGACCAGTAAGTTGGCGACGTAGCTTTGACGCAACCAATACAGTTGGCGTTTGGGAAGCCCTTGCCATATACACGCGGCGGCTCAATTCCAGCCGCCAATATCATGTCAAGACAATCCTGTTTTGTCAGCTTCGCGTCGATTAGCACAGGCAGCACATTGCTGCGTTCGGACATGACAAACCGATCAAACCGATTGCGCTCATCGACCGTAAAACCCAAAACATGCCAGTCTGCTTTATTGGTTTGTTCCCACTCTTGGCGCGCACGTTTTTTGAGTTCTATGGTGCAGGGAGCGCCTAATGGCCCCGACATAAAAGATCGTTGCGCCCATACATCGCGCGCGGAGCATGACGGATATTTGCTGTTGACAGCACGCTCAATCTTGACATTAAGCCACGATTCGACATCGCGCAGAAAACGCACATTGTCGGCGTCTTCTTCCGCAACGGGGTTGTTTACGACACGAACGTCGGCGTATTTTTCAAGTGTCAGTTTAGCCGCTACTGCGCTCGCAGCGCCGCAAGAGAACCAGACCGCAATCATTTGCCATACCTCTCCATCACGCTCGCTTCTACGTCGAGCGGTAGCCCCTCGGCCCATGTGGGCGGCGTCGTCATTACTTGTTCAAGCGCAGCCTTCGCATCGTCAGGCGCATCAGTTTCAAGAACAATCTCATCGTGAACATGCAGCACAACGTCAGGCAGACGGCGCAGAGCCTCACGTAAAAGGTCATGGGCGGTCGCCTGGGTGACGTTCTCACAGGCCAGACCGCGCCAAAGCCTGCCACGCGGCCACTCGTTAGCGTCCGCCGCAGGCTTCCAAGCCGCCTTGGAATAGGTGATAGAACCATCTTCCTCAAACTTGGCGTTGGGGTAGCACAGCACGCGGCCGGAAGGCAGAGCATACCAAAGATGGGTCCCATCGTAATAGTAGGAAATTCGACCGGCCTTGAATATCTTCCCTTGATTCCTGACCGCTCTTGTGTATGCCGTCTCAAGATCAGACCAGAACGGCACAGCCCAAGGGTTGGCGATACGCCAGGCGTTCACCATGCGCCGCGCGTCGGGCTCGGGCAAATACAGCCCGTAAATGCGGCCCATGGCCGCGAAGGCTCCCACGCCGCCGCCGAATCCGCAAGCAAGCTCTTGAACCTTGCCAATCTGGCGCTGCGGCTTATCGACCTGTTGATATGAGACGCCGAAAGTCTGAGCGGCGTTCACAACGTAAGGATCGAGCCGGTCGCGGAATTGCTGTAACTTATCCTCCCCACGTCCAGACAACCACGGGTTGACGCGGCCTTCGATAGCGGACCAATCCGCGACGACGAACTTTTTACCTTTTGCCGGTATCAGGGCGGGCCGTAGCATACCCCGCAGAACGTCTGTGACGCGACGTCCGAACTGAGGCACGATGGTGTGGCCTCGAACCATGGCATGGCGCACGGCTTCAGGGTCTTCGGCGCATTTGCGGGTGAAATTGTGGACTTGTGCGCCGTAAGAAGAGGCGCGACCCGTGGCGCTTCCACCTGCAAAAACAAAAGCTCCGCGGACACGATCATCGTCGCCAGCAAGCTTGGCAAGACGATCAAACTTAGCCACGCTAGAAGCCCAAAGATCATCCGCGCATTGAATAACTTCCTTAACATCCGGTGGCACCTGTTCGGGATCGTCAATCGCCAAGAGATTAGCGCGGACGGTCTTATCGATGGAAAACTTTTCGCCTCGGTCCATCAGCTTCAGTGCCTCGGGGCCAAGACGATCCTGCACCCATAGGCGCATACGCGAGCTTCGCACGGACAGGATTTCACCCCGCGTTATCGTGCGCACCGTCTCCTGGATTTCGGCAAGTTCGTCAGCCGCGTATTTGACCGCGGCCTTGCAGAGCGCC